AACGCATTTCCACTGTTGGGAAATGCATTTAATCCTGGAGGCAACCCTGCTTCTGAAACAAATGGGATTTGACCATTTACTTGAACATGAGTATATTCTGGTGGTTCGGTTTTAAAATCATATTCTTTTATTTGGCTATTTTTAATAACAAATCTTTTGCCAGAATTGACTCCATAATCATCATATGACTCATCTTCAATCATATGCTCAAATACTTCTGGAATATCTTTATTTCCAAATGTTCCTGGAAGCAATAAATCATTAGCAGTTTTATCTTGACTATCAGAATCATCTAAAGAGCGATATTCAGTAATATTTTTTAAAGTGCTAGCAAATAATTTAAGAACCTTTTGTCTTTCTGAAAGTTTAGCGCTTAAATCTTTAGTTATTTTAAATACATCTAAATATCTTTTTGAAACAACTACTGAAGCGGTAAAGAAATAGTCTTGAGTAATTTTTTGTCCAGATTTATTTTGAATTCTTTTAATTAAATCAGATATTCTAGAATCATTTAACTGTAATGTGCTATTTAATAATGCCCCACTGTTTCCAGACCCCGCTTCTATCAATGCATTTTGTAAAAAGTCAGCCCTTTGGGCATTAGTGAAAACATCTTTAGTTGAACTTGCTTGACTAAATACGCTTTCTTTTAAATCATTGTTTTGTGAAGCAGCAATAATATCTGGGGTTGCCGCAGTTATTGCATCGCTTATATAAGAGATGTAGCCTTTTGAATTTGAAATATAATTAAATGCAGCACCTTGACCATCTATTCCTCCACCAGTGCTACTATTACTATTATCTGTAATAATTTCTACATCTCTAAAATCATTAGTACTACCTAAAACAGCGCAATCTAATCTTATTTGATCTTCAATTACTTCTAATCTTTCTCTTAATGTTTTTAATTGTGTAGAAAACAAATCTTCTAAAAATTGTGGAAAAACTTGAACTCCAAATGTTTTTTTAAGATACATCATTCTATAAAAAACAGAACTTGGCATTCTATTATATTGAGGAGGTCTCACTCTAATATGTCCCTGAGTATCACAAAACACTTCTAAATTAAGGGGTTCGACTGCTGCCTTTATTTTATCTTTGGTGACAAGAAAATCATTACTAAAAATTTGTAAAGCCTCGCCACTTAATTCGCTATTAAAAGCTGCAATATCATAGTCTTTATCATAATAATCATCAACAATAAAAAGATTTTTATCTTCATTTGCTCTAACATTATAAGACATTCGGCGAGTTAAATTATTAATTTGCCTTCTTAATAATCTTCTTAGATGTGGATTTGAAGCAGATTTTGCTGCTGTTTGAGAATCTTGATTTGAAAATTCATCATAATCAAAAGAGACATCATCTCCAACCATAACAAAAAAGTCTTTATTTTGATCTTTTATTTTGCTGGATAAATCAAATATTTCTGATGATAACTTACTAGAAAGCGTATTAATTTCATCTGTTTGAGATTTGGTTGGACCAACAGTCGCACCATCTGCATTAAATGCATGCAATCCTAAAGTTGTTGCATCATTTTCTAAATTTCTTAAAGATTCTATTTTAGAATCAATTTGTGCATTTGCATCTTTAATACTAACTAAAGTGTTTATTGCTGTTGCAAAACTTTGCTCATCCATAACAAGATTTTTGAATGGAACGAAATTCCCCCAAGTTGTATTTGTTTTAATTAAATCATTTTTTAATGATTCATAATATGAATGAGAGGCATCTTGCCCAGAATGGGGATCTCTTGCAAAACCATTAATATTTTGAGTTGCTTTTAAATATGTAGCAAAATTATATGGTACTCCAGTTATTAATAAAGAAACAACATTCATTACATCTTGTCCAGAAAACGGATCTTTTGCAATATTGGGAGCTCCAACTTGGCTTGGGCTATATGTATCAGATTCGCCGCCAAATTTAGTAAAAATACCAATACCTTCTTTCCATTTATATACTAATCCATCTGGAGCATAGAATGTTTTAATAAAGCGCTTTGTATTTGGATCAATTGTTCTATCTTGAATATAATTTAATGCTGTCGCTGATTTGCCAGCATTAGGACCAGATTTATTTTTAACTAATGTTTTTTTATCAGCCAAGGTTTTGCCAGATTTTTCACCTAAAATTATTTTATTTTCATCTAACAATTCAGGTGAATCTCCTTTAAAATTACTAGACACTGTGTCAAATTTAGATTTGAATGGTGTTAATGGGTCAAAAAACGATCCATTGAATGTATCTGCTCCAGGTTTAAAATTTATTTTACCTAAAGTTAAATAATAAGAATTATCTTTTCCACCAATAGAAACGGTAAATTTGCCATCACTCCATTTATTATTAACTGAATCAACTACTCCAGCAAAAACATGTGTCCCTTCTTGCTCATTAACAAATTGATTTCTAATAATTCCCCACAAAAAATTTGGAAAATCGGGACCAACAAATGCCGTTTTTTCCATTTGAAATTCAATACCACCCGTTGGATTAAATAAGGTGGTAATTTGATTTGATAAATCTGTTATTGCATTTCCAAATGTTTGAAGAACATTAACTCCGGTGAAAAAATCTTTTAAACCGCCTAATAAATGATTATCATATTTGCTTTTACTAGAAAGATAAATATGAACAGAATCCATTGGCTGAACAATTAACTGCCCTCCAAAATTAAATCTTAGCTTTCTTCTAGCGTAATTTGTATTTTTATTTGAAGTTTGAAATGCATTTTTAGAATTCGCATCCAATGTTAATTTATTGAATATTGCTGTAACTAAATTTTTAAATATAGAGAGCTCAGATTCATTTCCTTCATGTGGTCCAATAGTTCCAAGAAACCCTAATTTTAATTCACCAAACTTTTGCTTATCACTAGCTAATCCATCAAATCCGGCAATCTCTCCGCCTTTAAGATATTCTGGCGGCACCTCAACTCCTGCCGACCCACCACTAAACAATGCCGAAACTGATGAAAATTGTGCTAAAGCATCTTGAGTAAATTGTATTTCTACCCCAATTCTATCTATAATTGCTCTAACTCTTTTACCTAAAATAGTGTCCGGATTAATTTTAAAAGATATTGAACTGGCTCCACGAGCACTTCTACGAGAATTTAATCTATTGGTAAAATCTGCAATTATATCTCCAGCACCAGCTTGTCCAAATTGAAAAATCTTATGATTATTAAATAAATTAGTTGCATCACTTAAAGCTTTTTCAATATCATACTCAGTAATAACCATTGCTTCATATGGATCTACTATATTTAAAGAGAAATTTCCAGGGGAACTAATATTAGTGGTAACGCTTGTGCTTAAATTAGTAAAATTAGTTAATTCAATTACGCCTGTTCCTTCTCCAAATTGCGAGCGCCATAAGTTACTATTATCTGTAATCCAAGAGGTAGTATTTGTTGTTTGATTAAAAGTATATATTCTTCTAACTCTATCTATTGTTTTAGCAAAATCATCGGTTCCGCCGCCGCCACTTCCAAACATTGAAGAGTCATTTTTATTATCTCCAAAAGCATTTGGATCAAATTTACCATTTAATGTTCCACTTAATCCAGCATCATCGCTCAATGAAAAAACAATTGGCATTAATGCAGCATCAACTGTTCCTAAGGCTGATGTAATCTTTTGTATTTTAGATAATGATTCAAGGGCGGCAATTTGACGACATTTGTTTTGAAACAATATCTTCATTGCTTTGAAATACATCTTTTCATCTTTATCCATTAAATCGGGACGATAATTATCCCCAATGGACCCAAACATTTTCTTTTTAACTAAAACAGTTGCATCTGGTTGCTGCATTAAAACTTCTAATTGCTTTGGATCAGCATTATATGGATCTTTTCTAAGATACCCCTCTTCAAGATACCTTCTCTCAGCGCTCTGATCAAATTTCTGACTAAAGTCTCCAAGACTTCCAAATTTCACATTCTGTCCATCTATGACAGAGTCAAGAGAATTAGTAGTATTCTCACCTAAGCTGAACTGTGAAGATATTTGACTGCCCAACGCTCCAAGAAAACTCATAAAATAACTTTCATAATTTTATTTAAAATTCCCATTATAAGACATTGGAGTTGTATAACTTGATGGACCATCAGCAGCAGATCTTTGGAAGGGGAACCCATTGGTTCTATAACCACGCTTTTGAGTTGCTACAAATCTCATAGTATAATCCCATAAGAAATTATCTGCCTTCTCAGTCATTGTCATATCAGTAAAATATCCTCGATATACTGCACCTGAATAATACATCTCAACAGTGAATGCTAACTGAGCTAATGAATTTAAATTTTGAGGAGCCAAGTTATTATTTGGAGAATCCATTCCTAAAATCCCACCCAATGCTTGTAATCCTGTACCTAATCCGGCTCCTAAATTTGTTCCAGTTTCAAATAACTTGTTTGTACCAGCATTAATTAAATTATTAGCAGCGTCGGCAGCAGAATTATTAGCAGCCAAAGTTAATCCAACAGCATCAAAAGACAATTGTTCTGCCCTATAAATTTCGTGCAACATATTAATACCTTCAACCCCTGAACTTCCAGTAGTTCCAGATATACTAATTTCTGTTAATTCTTCTCCCCAATATTGTAATGCAAATCCACCCTTTGTTCTATCTTTATGAATAGTTTTTTTATCAATATATTGAATATTTTGAGGGTTGATAAACATTCTAACTGTTCCGAACTCCGGAACAAACCAAGTTATTATATTTCTTTTAAGTTGCCCTGGTTTATTGGAAGGAACTTTCGTATATGGTAATCCATTGCCATCGGGGGAAAATGTTGCAGGCAACAGAAAGCCATCAGATTTAAAAGAGTCAACTTGCCCTTGAGTAAGAGGTTGATTTTTTCCTCCAAGAGCATTTTCAATTTTATTAACCCCATCAATTAAGCTATCTATTGACATTTAAAATCCTTTATTCATCTGCGCCGGCGACAACGCGGGAACCTCTAACAACTTTGCTTTCTTGTTTATGCTTACAAACTTGACAAATGGTAGTTATTTGTAATTCCATAGTTTGAACAGTGGACTGACCTCTGGAACCAGCTATTGCTGCCCCTTCAGTACCCTTAGAAGGCGGCGCTTTTCTATTTGCACCTTTGGTTGCAGCTGAGGCGACTTGAGCCCCAGAAGGCTTGCCAATGCCTGCGACTTCAAAATCTTCGTATAGACTAGGCATCATTTGACTCTCTACTTTACCGCCAGTAAATTCAATGCCTTGTATCATCTTCATTGTTTTTTCTTTATCAGAGGCTGCTTTTTTAATTTTTCTAGTATCACCAGAATCTTTTGCCACCTGTTCATCAGCTTTTATTTTGGCTAACAAAGTCTCTTTTGCATCTGCTGCTGCTTTTGGATTAGCCGTCATTGTTGAGGCTCTAAATCCTTCCATCATCCCTTGTATTCCATCATCTACTGAACTTATAAAATCTTTATACCCTTTTAAAGTTAATTTAACTGCTTTGCCACCCTGATTTTGCATATGTGTTTTTCCAGACATTACTGAATCTGCGTCTGTGGCAAATTTGCCTCCAGACGCAGATCTTTCATTTCTAAATCCAGCAAGATTTTTTTGTCTCTTTTCTATGCCAATGGTCTCTCTTGTAGAGGCTCCAAGAAGTGTTCCTGCAGATTCTGAAAACATATTTCCAGCCATCCCAAACATGGCAGTATCTGCATGTCCCCTCTGCTCT